CCCGCAGCACCTGCTGTACCTGCTGCTGCGCCCGCCGCAGGTGCCAGCACTGGTGCAAAGAAAATAAATGCTATGATAGCGATTGCTGTTAATATTTTTAAACCCGCACTCTTTGAACCGGCTGGAACAGACATAATAGTTATATCGCCCTTAGACAGGGGCATAATTATACCCTCTTCCTCTACAGGGACTCCTGCAACATCAATAGCAAAGCCTACACCAGCTTCATGGCTATCTACTAAGTATTTTTTAAAGTCGGGGTAATTTGCGCCGATTAGCCGTAAAGCTTCTTTTACAGAAGATACGTCGGCACTTAGCTCTTTTCCGAACTTATCAGCAATATCTCCTTCTAAATAAATTTTACGTTTCATATCTATATATACCTGTTAAATGCTTTGCCCAAAAAGGGTATAGGTTCTCTCTGCAAGAAAGTCTTTGTGTAGCATGATGAAAGAATACGTCATTACCTAAATAAACTCCACAATGATTGCCTATTTTTGAAGTCACTGAGAATATTAATAAATCATTCTTTTGGGGCTCTTGTACTTTACTAAAATTCCAGCTCTTTATATATTCTTCTGTGAAATAGTTTAGTTCTTTTAACCACCAATCATCTTCAAAAGGCTCTCTTGGAGGTATAACAAAACTAGTTTCTTCCAAATAGTAGTCCCTAGCTAACTCGAAACAGTCTTGTACTCCAAATTTATATTCTCTCCCTATTAAAGGATAATAATTCTTTACTGGCTTTAGCAAGTGCATATCCATGCTAGGGTAACTAAAAATATAATAAGGTATGCCTAAGTTATTACAATTATTTACATCCATAGTGGAAGGCTCACAAGAAGCATCTGGATGACTATGTACTATACCTACAATATCATGAGTTCTTTTTACTTTAAAATACTCCATAGAGTCAAAAATAAAATCATCAATATCTTTTGCTATATTAGTAATTGGCAGCCATTTCATTTTCCCCTTTGCCACCGCTAGTACTCCACAACCCTCTCTAGGGTACTCTAAAGCAAAATGGTCTTCTATTTCTTTTAGTATGCTAGTTGAATTTAACACTGCCAGGGAACGCTCCAAAAGGTAAAGTAATACTGGTATCTTTAGTAGCAGAGACTACCCCATCTGCTGTAGGTGTGAACTGAAACCTAGATTTACAGCTATTTAAAGTTTTTCCACACGAGTCTACTCGAGTCCAGTATAGTGAGTTACTAGTAGGCTCTATAGAACTAGTAGTTAGTAAGCATTTCCATATTTTATTTGAGTGCCTTACATAGGAGCCGACTGTATAGTCGCTTACCGGAGCCGCGACCCAGTCTGTCCAGAAGAACACTTGTTTCCATAGAACAGAAGCCCCAGAAGGGGTAGTAGAATTATTTGAAGCTTCTGATCTCCAATACTTGCTACTGTGGGATACAAAGCTATCTATAGCATGAGGGCCACTAAAAGGTACTATAGTAAGTCCTGCTGCATCATCTATTAGGGGATTATCCTCAATATCAAAGTAGGCAAAGTACTGAGTACCATTATGGTCTACAGAATTTGTGCTTCTCCAAGAGCAACCACCTGAAGTAATAGGGTTATCAACACCTTGATAAATCCAAGAACAATATTTTCCTAGTACTACTCTATTTGGTATTCTTACGCCAGATACATCATACGGAGCAGTTAAATCAAATGTAACTAACATAGAAGTTTCACTAGCAACTCTATCTATTACATAGGTTCTTTTAGGCATCTCATAGTTTGCATTATCTAAATAGCTTTCTAGTGTTTGCCTACGTGTTACTTTTTTACCTATAAGGTCTTCAAAGCTGAACCCTTCTCCATTTAAAACTCCTTTAAAAACATTAGTTACATTTGCTACAGTTAGCGTGGGTCTCGTAGACGCCCCATCACTAGCAATATCTATACCATCCATCATTACTGGTAGTGGTGTGTAGGGATTTCCATCATAGGATATCTCACCTAAAGCACTATCAAAGCCTGGATGAAAGTATAGTGTGGTTACGCTATTTAGCTCTAGTTCAAAAAGCTCAATAATAGCATCCGTTACTTCTAAGTTTTGTAAATCTGTTGTAATTATGTCATTTGTACTCATGGTTCATATACCTGTCTAAAAGTTGCTGTACACCCATAAAAATGGTCTTTCATGTAGGAAATACCATAGTCTTCACAAACTACTGATATTGTTCTTTCTCCAGAAAAGTTAGAGTCTGGGTAAGTAAAGTCAAAACTTGTTACTGCCTTCTTACTATCAAAAAAAGCTACAATATCGTCTATCTCTTCCTTAGTTCTAGGAGAAAAAGTAACCGAAAAGGTTCTATTTATAGAATTAATACCGTCGGCTATTCGTTGCTCATACCCATCTCCAAAAGACATTTTTAGAACTTTTGGTTTTATGGTATTTTGTAAGTTTTTATCGGGAGTAATAAAGCCGTATACTCCTCCTATATTAAATCCGATTGTCATTATGCTACTCCATAGGGATTCAGAATACCGCCTGAACGTTTCTGATTTTGCAACTCTTGCTGAACAGCTTGAGCAATAGCATTACCAAGATTTCCCATACCTTCTCCTTTTTGCTGTTCTGTTTTGGAGGAGGCACCAGAACCATCCATACTAACATTAACAACTACGCTGTTATTTTGGGCACTTCCATTTTTCATGTCTACTGGTATTGATTTGCCATTTGGTAGAGGTACTACTGCTTCTGTTCCGTGTAGAGTAACAGGATAGCCTCCCTGAGACCCCGAAGCTATACCGCCTACAGCGTAACCTGGAAGCTTTTTACCACTACTATTTATAATACCACCATATCTAGTGCCCGGGGTAGGATAATTAATGTTAGTTGGCATTTTCGGGACAAAATTGGCAGTTTGAACAGCGGATGCATTAGCATTAAATGAAGATAGTTTAGCACTTGAAGTGGGGGCCATCATCATAAAAGCCGACATTAGCGTACGCATTATTATCATTCGAACTATCATTTGGGATATATCAGCTAGAATATTAATAGCCATACTACCAAAAGCTTCTTTAGCACTTTTGCTACCATCTACTATTGAAGCAAATGCGTTAGTGATATTAGTTTCTAGAGAGTCAAATATACCTGATTTTAATTCTAAAACTTGATTTAACATCATGTTTGCTTTAATCTGTGCATATAACATAGATTGTTCTACTTTGCTTAGCGATATATTTTTTAATTTATTCTCCTGCATCTGTCTATTAAATTCAGTTAAAACAGGGTTCAAGGATAGCCCATTAAGTTTAGCTCTGGTCGCTTCCGTCTCTGCTTTTGCAGTAAGAAGAACCTCCTTGCCTCTCATTTGATATAAAGCTATTTCATCTTTCAAGGCTGCTTGCTTTTGTAGAGAAGCATCATATGCAGCCCGACCTGCTAGTACGTCTTCTTCTTTAACCTCTCCAAGGTCGCCTCGCGCCTTTAATGTAGCCCATTTGTCCCTTGATACCTCAACTTCTTGATTTGTATCTGCTGTTCTACTACTGAATAATTGTTCTTGTTGCTGCCCCGCTTCTCTGGCTCGTGCAACGCCAAAGCTTCCTGTTCCACCGGCCTTTATAAAAGCTAGTTTTCTCTCTTCTTCGTTTATCTTCTTTGTTACTTCTAGCCTGGCCATTGCAGCCTGTGTAGCCTTATTAGCTACAGCTAAATTTTCTTGCGCTATACGATTGCTAAGTGTTCCCAGAGTTTGAGTATCTTCGGCGATAGTAAGTAAGTCTGTTTGTATAGTTAGCTGGCTAGTAAGAGATGTTAATTGATCTTTTTCCATCTTAGATAAATCCTGCCCGCCTTCTTCCTTCAATCTAGCTTGTTTCTCTAGCAATACGGTTTGCAGTGCCTGTGTAACAATCAAAGCAGCTTGTTCTTTATTAGTCTTAACAGTTAACAATAGATTATCAGCGTCGATATTTTTCATTTTTTGTGCATAAGTAATACCAACCGTCCGCATTTTATTACTGTCTTTTTTTGCAGTACTTTCTTCTTCATAAAGCCTATTTAATTCTGTCTGAACAGTCGATAATTTTGCTTGAAAAGCTAGATTAGTTGAAAGTGCGTCCTCTTTCTCCTTGAAGGATTTTGTATCCTCTTCTATTCGAAGTTTTTGTGCTGCTTGGGCGGCTTTGTCCCCTTTTATCTCCTTTTTTAAGGCGTCTATGGCTTTCTTATCCGCCGCGCCTGAGTCCACATTACCGAGCGAGAACAACGACGAAGCTGCCGGCTTTTTATTGCTTAGGGCCTCTAAGTCAGCCTCTTTCTCCGCTATACTTTTCTCTAGGTCCTCTAAGGCCTGGCCTTGGCCATTTAATTCAGCTCCCAGGGATTGAAGATTGTTAATACCAACTGTGATTGAGTTGCCTAAAGCTTGTCTCAGAGCAGTCCCAAAAGGCTTATCTATTGTTGTAACTAATTTTTGAAATTCAGAGTTTAAGTCTTGGGTTGCAAATTTTGCTTTCTCTAAGTTTATTTTTGCTTGTTGCATGGTATTACTTAAATTAAGCATACTTTTTTTCTGGTCGTCAGTTAGACTAGTGCCATATAGTACACTTCTACCAAGACCTATAAACTTATAATCTAGTTTTGCAGCTTCTGTAGAGGTCTTTAATAGCTCATTTTTTAAATCTTGCCACCCATCTGCTTTAGGATCCATCTTATTAAATTTTTCTATTTGGTCGGTGAATTTTTCTACATCTATACTTGCTATAGCGTTACCTTTAGCGGTAATTCTATCCTCTATAGATAATTTACCATAATCTGCCAGTACACCTGTTGTTCTTTTTATCTCTTCTGACAATGTCTTGTACTTATCTATAGCGCTATCTGTTTCTTTATTTAAAGCTGCTGTAGCCTCTGATGTAGGAAAAAGCATTTTGCCTAGTTCATAAAATAGCCCTACGACAAGTGCGATCGTTGATACCCAAAAGAATATAGCACCAATAGCAACTCCTACTGTGGCTATCCCCGCACCTAGACTGGCAAAACCTACTTTCATTGCAGCAGTACCGGAGGCTATGACGAGTTTAAAGTTTTTCCAGCTCCAGCTCATGCCTATAAGTGATCGTTTAAATTGTACTTCGCCTTCTTTAATAATAGCTGCTCGTGCATTATAGCTAGCTCGCATATCTGCTACTTGAGCAGCATTGTACTTTGCTAATAGACCTGTTCTTTTTACAGCCTCCCCCTGAGCAATTTTTGTCAGTTGACTCTGTGCATTTGTCAAGGCTTTATCCGCTGCGTTTTGTGCGGATTTTGAAGTAGTATTACCCTTTAAGAAGTCTATAGCTCCTGTACCTGACTTACTACCAGTCGCGCCACTAAGAGTGTTTGAGGTAGTTTGGGTTATTCCACTCTGTTGCGCTTTTTTTAACTTTACATATGCTGCGGCGCTTTTCTCTAGATCTGCTTGCAGAAGTTTTTGATCAGCTCTTGAAGAGTCTATGGTCGCTCTACTTGATGCTTTCCAAGCACTCATACTAGGTAAGATCTGCTTTAGTATACCTGTTGCAAATAGACTCAGAGTCCCCATTAAAGCTAGAAGATTATTGCTCAAGAATTCGGCTATATAAGATATTGGGCCAGATATGCCTTCTTTAACACTATTTACAATATCATCAAAGGCTTTAGAAAAACGATTTAGAGCTTGCGCTTGAGGACTCATCATCGCTTCCAAAGCTCCAAATTTACGCTCTGCTTGCTCTAAAACTTCATTCGCTACTGCTTGGCTTCTTTCAAATTCATTTAGGTCTCCTGCAGCTTTACCAATTTTTAAACCATATTTTGACGTAGCGGCTTCAAGTCTAAGAATAATACCTAGCTCATCCAGTAATTCTGGCTCGGCTTTGGTAACACCACGTATAAGTCTGTCAAAAGAATCTCCTAAGTCTCTGCCAAGAGCTATAGAGGTATTTTTAGCTGCGGTGCCTAGTCTAGCTAGTTGAGATGGGCTAAGCCCGGAAGCAGTACCAATTGCAGCAGCTTTTGCGGCTTCTGCATACTTTAATTGACCATTAGTTGCTTCAACAAGGGAATTTGAAATTGTTTTATATGCTACACCTGTTACAGCGCCAAGAGCTTTTTGCCCTTCGATAAGACTTTTGTAATCTGCAGCACTTTTTAGGAATTGAAAAGCTGCGGATACAGCGAATACTGTAGCAGCTAAAGTAGCATAGGTGCCGACTAAGCCACCCATGCCTTGGGACATTTTTGAGAAGTTTTTACCCGCGCCGGATGATGCCTGGCCAACGCCTTTCATATTTCTATCAAGAGTGCCTGCTGATTTGGAGGCCTTATCCATTCCTTCAGCAGTTTTCTTGGCTTCTAGACCGACTTTTTTAGTAGTACCTTTATCGTCTACTTTTACATCTATTTCTACTGTATTTTTTGCCATTAGCCTTGCACATTATGGGTGTAGTTCTTTCCACCGCCTGCCTTCGATTTGCGCTCATCAGCCTTGCGTTTGTTATCTGCTTCTTCTGCTCTATGGTTCATTATCAGCCTCTCATACAGCTTTGCAAAATATAGTACACTTGGTATATTTTCTACCCCATGTACTTTGCAGATGAATTCACAGTCGACCCAGTTCTTCCCCATATATGATCCTGACGTTCCATCCCATATATCTGATAACATATTAAAGATGAAGAGGGCTAGCAGTACCTCTATAGGGAACTCAGAAGTATCTACAGGTAGTTTATCGAAGTCAGGTTCTTGTCCAAGCTGTTCACATATTTTTAGATACTTATCTACGTCTATTTGAGTATCTTCTTTTACATGCTTATCAAGTAGCTTATGTAGCTCTGCTACTTGGTCCCAGTAAAATTTTCTAAGTCACCTACAGTCTCAGTAACCCATGTATCGAAATCTGTTGAGTTTCTCATTAGAAGTTCTGCATTTTCTTGGGTAAATTCAAGAGTATCTTCTGCATTTAAGCTAGAGATATCTACAAGTAAAAGCTCTTCTAGGTAGGAGTATTTAAACCCTGCCCAGCCTTTGATTACTGCTTTTGTGTACTCTGCTAAAAATCGCTCTTCATCAAGTGTTTCTGTTGGTTGGCGAGTTCGCTTATCAAACTTAGTAGTAATTGTCTTCTTACGAAGTTTCATTAGCTCTTCACGAGCTAGATAACATAAATCGATAGACATTCCCTTGTAGCCTGGGTAGTCAATTGTTACTGTTTTACTAGGAGTCATTAAGCTCGCTAGGGATATTGGTGCGTCGGTCATGGTATTATCTTCCTTTGGTTGGTATAAATTATTTTATAGGGACAGTATAAACAAGTAGGAGTGAGAAGTCAAGAACTATTTTTCTTATGGTGTACGAAAGTAAGGACTCCTAAAAGCCCTTACTCTCTATACTTCATACTACATTAAACGCCTACGTACGTTAAGGTTGCTTCATTTGTTGCATCAATAGTTGAAGGAAGCGCGTTAAACGAAGTCTCTAGTGAGATTACATCCTCGATAGAGTGAGTAGGAATGTCAATGTGGCAAGATGGCATAGCTACTACCAGTCTCGGAGTACCCGTAGCTCCGCCAATGCTGAAAGTAAGGCCAAAGTCGTTTGTAATAACACTGGTAATACCTTTCAGGTCAGCCCAAAGGTCAGACGAGTTATTTGTTGTAGCAGTATCAAGACTTAAGTAACAAGTCATGGATCCTGAAACAGACCGAGTACCCGTAACATGGCCAATTGGAATGTTCACTGAGCCTAACTCTTCTGGGGTAATAAACGTAATATTATTACTAATTGTAATATTACCGCCTGTAAGTGTAAGCGCATAAGAAGTCTCTAAGCCACTTTGACCAGTAGCAGACAGATTTGGTGCTACGGCTACTTGAGTCAGACGATTTCGAATAAAGTTACCTGTTGCATTAATTGCTTCATAAACAGTTGCAGTAGGCTGGCTAGATTCTACAATCTCGGAACCGAAACCTGACCAGTTAATCATAGCAATACCATCAATATCAAAGTCAATACCTGCTTCATTCACAACAGCTTTAGATATTTTGTAATACTTCTTGTTAGCGTTACCAATAACAAAGTAAATATTTGCAGTACCCACGGTAGACTGGTTGGAAGCATGGAAAGAGAATCTAGAGCTAGCTGCATCTGTTGCATTCACTTTTCGTTTCACAGTACCGGTACCTGTTGCAGCTGATGCACCTCGTGTAAGTATGGTACCAACAGTACTATCTGCCCCACCTACACCTGTTGCGGTAAAGTCAGTAGTTCCTGCAGATACAATCTCATAGGTCTCTCCCTGAACCATTTCAGTTGCATTAATTACTGTAGTATTTTCAAAGTCGTAGTTTACAGTATCATAAGCATTAGCCCCAGCCATAAGAGCCCATAATGCCTCTTCTACCGCGTGCTGATGTGCTGAACCGTCTGCAGCACCAGCACCAGTACCTGCTGAAATAAATGGACGAACATAAGTTGAAAAAGACCATTCAGCAGGTGCTAAAGAGTCATTAAACATACGACGGCCACGACGACTGACGCCGCCTGCTGATTCCATTTCGGATAATGTGATTTCACTTGAGTTTGTTGCTTGTGAGAAAGAAAAACCATCAAGTACTGGAATTTCCCAGACACCTTGTTCAGTACCATTTGCAGCTAGTGGTGCGATATATACCTTCGTATCGCGACTAAAATATAATTGTTGAGCCATAGTATTCTCCTATGTTATCTTGAAAAGGCATGGACGTGAACGTTTGTTCTTGCCAGCATTTTCTAGTATCGAACCTCTATAAGCATTTCTCCAACGCCTAGGGGTTCAAGTACACCTTCATCAGTATCAATACTAACTATAGTGATTTGTTGTGTGTAGTAAGATTTGTTGTAAGCATCCACATATTCTAGCCTAGAATTCTCCTCTAAAACTGTCTCTACGTCTTCCATTAGAGCGTTTAGGGCAGCTTGTGCATCTTCCTCATTAACATAACATCTTACATTTACAGATAAAAATCTGTCTTTATATCCAGCAGTTTGGTACTCTCGTGTTTCAGAACCCGCATTTAGATGAAGTGCTGGAAACTCCTCTATCTCATCCCAAAACTTTAGTCTGGGATGCACGTTTTCATTAACATCTGTTAAATATGCACCAGCACCATTAATTTCCTTAAGTTTACCAACTAGCGAATTAATTATATTTAATCTTTTAGATGTATATAGTCTTTCACTCGCCATTATACTCTCCTTGTGTAAAATCTACCTAGGGCAAACTGTGCTGCTATTTCCCTAATAGACCTATCAATTATCTTTCTTGGGTCTCTATTTATATCTCCCTGAGCATACCCAGGCTCGAAGGTTTGGTACGGAAACTTATCATATGTGTACCCAAAGCTAGGAAACCCTTTTGCTGTAGTAATAGCCTCTGTAACTCTTGTACTTGAAGCAAAGCGCCCCGTTCTATACTCTAGGTAGGGGGACCCCATATTAGCTGCTACTTGCTGGGGTAGCTGTTTATTTATAATACCTATCAGAGCTAATGGCCTAGCTGAAATACCTTTAGCAGCTACTTTCTTACGCTTTGTAGCCGCTATTGCCTTCGCTTTAGTAGCACTTCTGGGGCTCTTACCCTTCTTACTCGAAGAAACTTCTTTTGCTGGCCTACTACTAGACTTTGTCTTTTTAAGGACTTTGGCGCCTTTAACTTTTGATAACTCTGATATAATGTTATGGTGAACTATATTTACTGCGTTATCATTTATACTTATACTGCCCTTCCTACCTGCTAGTTCAGCATTCTTTGCCCATTTGAGTAGTTGTTTTTTTAGGTCTTTTCGTATGTTGCTCCAGTCAGTAGTTTCTGACCCCGGGTAGTTATTTTTACCTGCATCCAGTAGTACTGAGATATCCTCATTGGGGGATATCGTTAATCCTTTTTTCTTGGTACCTTTGGTAGTAAATGTAGCGAGTATCTCTCCGTACTTATCCTCTAGCTTTTTTGCTTCTTTAGAGGATGTAAAGTCTTTAAAAAACCGTGTTTTAGCCATCCATTTCATAGATAAAGCTAAGCGCACCCCACCTACCGTTGTGCTGCCTTGATGAAGCCTATGAGTGCCTTTCTTAATTTGGCCTATGTCTGAGGCTCCCGCTGCTGTTGCAAAAGACATTGAAGGGTCGAAACTCTTTTCATCTTTTGCATTAGTTAAGGTATAAGTTTTTAGTTGTGCTTGTATGAAAGTAACGGAATGGCTTTTTATACCATCATAAATGCTTTTAGTCTTTTTAGACTCTGTAAATACTATGGTACTATCAGTATACTCTACTATCGTACCCTTATTCTTAATAATGGAGTCTTTGATAGCACTCCATACATTTGAAACACCGTGCTCCCATTCTTGTTGTTTAATTGCGGGAAAGTCTTTATTCTTATGTTTATTTAAGAGATTATGATAGCCCTCTTTCCAAGCTTCTACTATGTTCGACTTCTGTAAAGTTACTATCTGTCTTTCATCGTCTATTAAGCCTCTGGCATAGCTATCGTTCAAAGACTTTAACATTTCTTTCAAAAGCTTTTTTGTGTCTTGTACTGCCATTTAAAAGTTCTTATACAAGTCTAAGACTCGCTTAATGTGGTCTGGGAATGCGACATTATTAGCTTGCGTAGTACTACCTGCATTTTGTATGCTAGCACCCTGCATAGTTCGTCGCTCTTTATGCTCATCCTTGATATAGTAGGTAATCATATCAATAACTGCTAATTTAAGATCAGCAGGGCAGGTCGCATATCCAGCAGTATAAGTAACTCGTACAGACCCTGGGCCTTTTGCCCAGCTTGTGTAATTGATGCCGCCAGTAGTTCTTAAAAGACTATCTGTACCTGCATCTAAATAGAAGGCGTAGGCAGCTTCAGTAAGCTCAGCATAGGCAGCATTATAACTATTTCTTTCTTCTACTTTAATAATGGTATTGATTGGGCTTTCAGTAAGTTGAATTATATGAGTGTCCCAATTAACATTAAGTGTTTCTATCTTATTAGTTGTGTAATAGTCGATAATGCTATTGCCACAATAAGTTTTTACTAATTGACTCACAGAGGGGATTAAAAGCTCCAGGCGAAGGTCTTCCTTGGGCGAAGCGATACCTTCTGACTGTTTATACTCCTCTAGTGTTATGAAATCTGACATAGTAAGTCCATTAGTAAAAACTTAGGGGAGCAAGCTCCCCCTTGTTTCTAGCTGTTTTAAGCCTGTGTAACAATCTTCATTGCAGAGTAGTTACCTGCTGCGTCAGCAACAAGCTCTTCAAAGCCCAAAGATTGGGTAGCGACGATAACACGACGCTGATTACCAACTTCGTAATCTGTCTCTACGGTCACACCACGAAGACGTGGGATACAGTAGTTACGCAGGTTAACTGCATAGGCAGCAGCTACTGGAGTAGAACCATCGCCTTCGGCGAGGAAGCTATCAGATACAACTACGGGCGAACCGTAGACTGCGCCGATTGCACCAGTGATCTTAGTAGCAACATCAGAACCTACGTCCGTGATATCAGCAAAGCCTGCATCTTCGATCAGTTCGAAGTAGCGAGCTTGTGATACGATGTAAGCAACGTCAGATGGGCTAACACCATACTTGCCCATGCCTTTACGCAGAGACAACAAGTTAGCAGCAGTAAGCTTAGTAGCGGAAGATACGTCAAGAACAGTACCACCGGCAGTAGCATAGCCACTCAAACCAGTGATAGAACCACTACCGTTGATGATAGCGTTGTCAACTGCACGAGCGTGAGCACGAGCAACAGATTCAACCAACATAGGCATCAAGTTGACGAGAACTTGCTCATCTACGTTGTTGTCCATGAAAGTCTGGCTAATCAGACGGTAAGCATTCAAGATTACTTGTGAAGGCTTGTAAGTGTTGTCAGAAGCACCACGATTTTCCAAGTTACCAGCAGCGGCTGCGCCAGTTTGGAAAGTTGCAGCTTCAACATCAGGCTGGATTGGCAGTACAGTTGCTGCGCCCATTACCTGGATTTCACGGAACAGACCAGCGGTGCGAAGAAGAAGAGTTACTTCTTTCTCGATTTGACGAGAAACTTCTTGATCGATGTCACCAGCGTTGGTGGTATAGTCGATACCGGCTTTCTCCATTACGCCTTGTGCGTAAGAAGTGTTCATGCCTTTACCAGTCATAGTACCTAACAGGGAAGCATACATGAAGTCTTTGCCCCACTTAGATACGTCGCCTTGAGCCTGACCACGGTCAGAGAAGACACGCTTGCTGTCACGCATTTGAGCGATTTCAACAGACTTCTCTTCCAATTCTTTAGCGAATCGAGCTACTACTTCATCAAGCTTAGCGTCTTTTGCAGACATTT